GTAAGGCCAAAAAAGATGTCGGAATATAGCAATCCGAGGATCTGGGCGAATTTTGCCTTACCGGTGATCTTGCCCTGACCGCGCGCGATCGCCACGGGGAACTGAAGCTGCCCGTACAGCGGCTTATCGGTCCAATCGAAATCAATCTGGATATCCTGGAGAACGCCGAACTGGCGCGGGCCAATCCCGGACCCAGTCACGTCGGTGCGTTCGCCCCAAACCGCGCCCGAGCCGAAGCTCAATTGCATTTCAGATACTCCCTTTCAAAAGCCGCTTCAGCGTTTCCTTCGCGGCATAAGCGGCATTCCAGGCCTGCGTGTCGCGCGCGATCGCCGAGCCCGGGAAATGGTCCCGCCACCAGCGCTCGATCAGGTGGTCGATCGAAACAGCCCTACTTTCCGAGACGATCGGGCTTCCCGCATTATCCGCTGGAGAGATCGCGGGTCCTTCAGAATCTTCCACGGGCATTGGGACACTCCTACCAGCAAGATTCATTCGTATGGCGTCGCGCACCGCGCGGTCAGACGCACAAGATCTCGACCGGAACGATTGCTATGGCCTGGTCGCCGAGCACGCCTTCGTCGGTCTCGACCTTTCCGGCGATGTAGGCGTGCTGCACCATCGCCGGCAATCCGAGGTTTTGGATGCCCGTCGCCGGCCATGGTGCCAGTGCAGCCTCGAGCGCGTCGAGCAGCGGGTTTAGAAGCATTGCCGGGGCCAAGTAGGGATCGCTCGAGTGGACGTAGACGTAGAAGTCGGCGTAGAGCGTCCACATGATCGGCGCCCCCAGGGTCTTGGTCACGGCGTGCCCGCCCTTCTCGGCAATAAACAACGCGGGCTGCTCGGCCGGAGCCACGTCTGCCCAATGCCTTAGCCGCCGGTTCGCGCTGGCGAAGCTCGCTGCGCCGGCCCCCAGCGCCCAAAGCGCCGCATAGATCGACTCACGGATGATCATCGGCCGCAATCCCACCGCGGGACGCTTGTATCCCGAGCAATCATTGCGATACCGCTTCGGCAAGAGCCGCTTCCACCCCGTCGCGGATCGCCGGTCTCATGTCCTCAAGCGCCGAGCGGAGAAATGAGCGTTCGGGGAGATCCACGCGGCGGTCGTAGGCTCGTACGCTGATCGTCTTTTCGCCGATCGGCCGACCGAAGGCTTCCGTGATGCGCCGCAGGCTGGCCCTGACGCTCACCGTTCCGGCAAAACCGTATTCCTGCACGCCGCCATATCGGCTGTCGGTAAAGACGTTTGCAGTGATGGCGCCACCGTTCTGATCGACTCGGAGGTCAATGCTCGACTTCAGTGCGCCGGTACGGCTCCTGAGCACCTGCCCGCTGAGCTTGTCTTGCTGCACGTCGCGCTGCAGCTCGATCCCGAGCTGGGTGATCGCGCGCAGCAGCCCCGAATTAACGGCGTCAGGCACTGCGCGCAGTCGCTCCAGCACCTGCTGGTCGCCAACGATATAAGCCGTGATCACACGACACTCGCGACAGTCGCCGCGTCCGTTTGAGTAGGTGCCGGCATTAGAAACCCGGCCACCGGCGTAACAATGCGGTATTGTTGGATCAGTGTCTTTATCGAGTCGCTCATATCCTTTTGCGAATACGACACGGTCTCCCCGCCGCCGATCGCCCGCGCGACCTCACCGATACGGCTGCGCTCGCGGTACCGCAACGCGACGAGCTCGATGCAGGCCTGGGCCAGATCGGGTGGTATTACCGAATAGCCCGCGGTGTATTGCAGGGTTACGCATCCTGCCTTGCGCGGCACCGCGTAGCCTCTGATGACGAGCTGCGTTGGGGTAAAGAGGTACCCCACTTGGGTCGCAAATGTGCTGACCGCAGCGACGCGAGGCAGCGCCGGTGGGGAAGCGGCGACCGGCGGAATCGTCAAGCCGCCGACGACGACGAGGCTGACGGCGGTGACCGGGAATGCCGCGAATTGGTATCGCACGTCGATTGAGCCGAGGGCGTTCCCCAGACCATCACGCGTCTCGATCCAATCCTGTGAAGCGATCTGCCGATTCAACCAAGTCTGGATGAATTGACTCGCGGCGGTGATCAGTCGCGTCAACAGAGCATCGTCGGTCGCCGGAAACGCGCTCTGCCCAGTCTGCAGCCATGCCTTGACATCGGCAAGGGTGGTCAGATCGCCAAAGCTCGCCCCAGACCAAGCAGGATTGCCCATTACGCGTGTCCCGGCTCGTGATCGGCCGCCGCGGCCACGGAGCTCCACATGCGAGCAATGGGGGTTGCATTTGTGGCGATATAGCCGAGGGTTGACATCGCCACCTTCTCGCCATAAGCGCCAGCGAGGTTGATAATCAGGATATTGGCGAGGCCTTCCAGCGCCGCGGGCACGCCGAAAAGCTTGGCCGCAGAAAAGACAGCGCGGGTAATCTCTTGCATCGCCTTGACCACGGGGTCATCAGGAGTCATCGTGGTCGTGATCGCCTCGTTGGTGGTCACCGTGGCACCGTCCGGGCCACGTCATTGTCCAGCGCGGGCGCAATACCCCGGTCGTGGAAGACGTAGCCACCATTATGGAGCAGGTGTACGGCGGCCTCGCGCGGCACCCGCACGACCCCGTCGAGGTCGTGCGCATACCGCTCCGTCCCGTGCCCAACGGCGTCCCACACTGGAAAGACGGCCCGTAATGCGACTAGGTCAGACACGGAATATCTCCTTAATGAGTCCGATTCAGCCGTTGGCAATGTTGCAGATGACACCCATTGCGAACGGCGCATACACGGCCAGGACTTCCTCGGCATAGACACCGACTTGGCGCTGGCGCGTGACGATCGGCCAGTCGATTTGGTAATAATCTTGCCGCGTCTTGATCTCGGCGACGTTCGGCACCTCGTTCGACTGGTACTGGATTGGCAGGTTCTCGGCCCAGCCAATGATTGTGCCTGGGGGGACCCGCGGGTGGATCTTGATCGGGATCCGAAGCCCGCCGTCGATCGCGAAGGGGTTATAGTAGAACTGCACGACACCGGATGCAGTCACATGATACTCGCCCTGGCTTCCATCCGCGGGAGAATCGTAGCGCAGCAACGGCCCCGACGCGTTCGACAGCACCTTGCTGGTGATGTTCTTCAGCTCTTGAGAGTTGACATAAAGAACGGTCGGCGACAGCTCGAAATTGTCCCACATTTTCTGGAACATCGTGTCGATTTCGACGACCGAGCCGCGGCCCGATGCAGTCAGCGGCGACCCTGTGCCTGCAGTACCGGTCGACATGATGTTGACATAGGCGTTGGACCCGGGCTTTAGCGCTGTGGTCAACAACCCGTCATAGGCATAGCTGGAGTTGGCTGAATTGTCGGCTGTTATCGCGGACTGTGACTGGTTGCCGGTGCTGAGCGGGGCACTGATGGCAAGGCTGTTAATCGTTGTGATAGCCTGCAAGGTCTCAGTCCCGGTCGCCGTCGAGACATACCAGGCATATGCGACCGCTCCCTGCATCGCGACGACGCTGCAGAACAGAGTCTGCCCGAGGGTTACAGCTTGGCTCGCCTCCGCACTGATGTTCGATGAGCCGCCAGACAGCTGATAGCTCTTACCGTCGGCTCCCGTGACGTTCTTCGAGGTAGCCACTGCATTCAAGAGGTTCGAGTTCTGGTATCCTTCCAGGGTCAGGCCGACGACCTTTACGTAGTAGGTTCCGGTCGGGAGTGTCGCGCCGGTGCCCGATGCCGACAACGTCGGGGTCGCCGGCGTGCCGAGTATCAGAGTGGCGTTGCCGGCGAGAATCGCCATTTCCTCCTTGAGCATCATCTTTTGCAGGAGGCGAAACGTCATTCGCGCTTGAATATCCTCGAATTGGCGGCCGGCCGAAATCGCTTCGAAGGTCGCCGCGTCCTCCTCGCCAATCGTCACGTAAGTGGCAGATTTGTTCGAGGTCGAATAAAACATTTGGCCTGAGCGCTGGCCCTCGGGCACCCAGCCCATCGAGTCAAAACCAGAGCCGATGATTGCGTTGACCTGGCGCCAGTTCGTCGCTGAGCCGGTGCCGCCACCAACCCGCGGCATCACGTTCCGGATCGGGGTCACAAACGGGTAAAGGTTTTTGGCCGGTGCTTGAAGGTCATAGGCGAGCAGACCTGTCGCGGTCGAGATCGACTTGGCGAGCGTGTCGTCTGGCCTGGCCAGAGCCCCCTTCAAGAGCTCCAGCGATTCCTGAGTGATCGGATTCATCGAAAAATCCTCCCGAAAAGGGGGGCAAACGAAAAGCCCGGCCAAAAGCCGGGCTGGCGACGGCTTCTCGGCTGTAGTGCAAGCGGGCGCCTGCTCTGTCGCCGTAAGACGAAGCTCGGCTTCGCCGCGAGGCCGAATGGCGTGTGTTAGTGGTGTCCTGTCAGCGTTCGATTGTCGCTCCGCCGAGCACTCGGATCGGATTGGCATAGCTCGCCTTGATCAGGGTAAGGGTCTGCTCCTCCTTGCTCATCTTGGCGAGCGCGGACGCTATCGCCTCGGGAGAGAGCGGGCTCTCACTGGCGCTCCCGGTGCTACCGGCATCTTGTTGCTTCGACACCGAGATGCTGCCTTTGGCGATCGTCAATGGCGGAAGCGGAGTGCGGGCGATGTCGTCGACGCGCTTCGACAGCCGATCGAGTAGCGGCACCATTTCTCCGAGCGCCTTGACCAGCGCCGTTTTTTCGGCCCGTTCGTCGGCCAACACCTTGGCGAAGTCTTCCGCCGGTAAAGCTTTGGTTGACTCAAATTCAGTGCCCTGGTGCTCTTCCTCGCCGATACCCGCAACGTCGCATTTGGCGCCGGCAGCGACCAAGTGGCCGTGCGCAGAGCGCAGGTGCGCCATAGTTTCGGCAGAATGGCGAGCACCGGCCTTTGCGACCTCCTCGGTGTTGGTTCCTGCAGGCGCCGGCCCCAAATCGGAACTCGGCGACAGCTGAAAACAGGCCATCCTGCCGGTCAGCTTGCTGATGCATTCATGGGCGATACCCATTAGGTCCTGGTGGGCGCGGCGGCGATTGCCACCCGCCGCCGCGATCGCGCCCGCCTCTTTCGAACTGTCGACCGTGGCATTGTCACCGGGGCGGAAATCGGATGACGGCGGCTTTATCCGCGACACCATATGCTCGATATTGCCCGCTGCGTCGACGGCCGGAGCCTCGGAGGGAGCGGCGCCAGCCTCGCGCAGATTGTCGCAAGCGCCGGCCATGTGCGCTTTTTCCTCGACCGATAGTCCGTCGATCATCAGGCACTTATCGCAAGCGCAGAGAGCGATGTCCAAGAGCGCCTGATCACCTTGCGAGTGCTTGGCCTTGGCCAAGAGAGCGGCGGCGAGCTTCTGCATGTGCGGGTTCCCTGTTTTGAGGAGAGCGGCAATACGTGCGCCTTCTGGCGCTCTGGCGGCCATTGCGAGTTGGGGAAGACACTCGCCATCGATTTGCGAGTCGCCTAATAACTCCCCCATTTCCTCGGCCACCAGGTGGTTCAGAAAGGCGCATAGCTCGCTGATGATCGACTGGAGCCGGGACGGCTGCGGCGAGTCGTCGCCTTCGATCATGGCCTCAACTTCGAGGGCATCCTGAAGCCAGTCAAGGTCGCAAATTATTTGAGCCATGCGACCAACATCGCAAAGCACCTTGGTTAGTGCTGCAGCAGACGCCTTTTCGTCGGCCTTAGCCGAGGGCGGCCCCTCGATGTCGATCTTTTCCTTCCACGCAGCGATGATAGCAGCTCTGATCCGGCCGATCTGATCGGCAGTGTATCGGTGGGCGTTGCTGGGCCTGTTGATGTAATTCCAGGCAGCGCGAACGTGACGCTCGGTTTCGATCGGGTAGCGACGCTTTCCGTCCGACTGGTATCCGGGATCGGCATAATTCAGCTCCTTGTGGCTCCCGAGCAAACTATCGGACGTGGCCTTGCTTTCACGGCAATCACCCCCGTGTTCCGCGCCGAGGGCCAGCTTAGCGAGCGCCTCTTCGGCCGTCTCGATCGCCCTTTTTGCTGCGCCGATCGCGGCCTCAGTTTTGGTAGTACTGTCCCCGTCTCGCTCACCCGCCGGCGGTGGCTTGAAGGTCGCTTGCGGTGACGGCCGCAAGTAAACGCCTTCTGCGCCAATCGCGCGCCTTTCGAGACACCTGACCGCGTCGCCTTTGCCGCGGTGATGATGGTCCGCTACCCCACAGGCCCAGATCTGAATCGGGGTGTTGAGTGGCTCTGGCGTAGGCGGCGCCGATGGTGCTGGATCCCCGGGACCTCGCCCGAGGACGCCGGTGGCGGCTTTCCAGCAGTCGAAAATCGCTTCCGGGTTCGCCGGACGATCGACGAGTGAGATTTCATTGAGAACCAAGCCGGTGATGGCTTTGGGGTTACCGGGTTCTCGCTGTGTGACTCGGCCACCGATCGAAAAGCCGCGATAGACCTGGTTTCTAACTTTGGCGATCGCGATTGGGTCGACGACATGGGCCACGATCCTTGTCGCCCCGTCGTCACCGACCTCGGCTTCGAGCGTCGTTCCGGCGGCCGAGAGCTGGTGCATCTCGCGCAGTGCCGGAAAATGCATGTAATCCGGGATGGCCGCGCGCATCGCTTCAGCCCGAACGATCTCACCCTGGTCGTCAACGACCTCCGACGACGCGATCCCGTGCACCCGCACGGTTCCATCGTCCTGAGGCTCGACTTTTTGGATTGCACCATAGAGTCGCATGATCAACATCCCGCCAATGAGCCGCGCGAAGGCGTCCGGTAGCCGGTCATTTTTCCGAGGGGCCCCCTACAAAGCGTTTTCGCGTTAGATCCTCGATCGCCAGAGCAGACAGGCACTGGCTGCGAAAGCGGCGGGAGCGGCCGGCCTACCGATTGTGCTAGTATCTCGATGGCCTCAAACACCTGGCTCGCCGCCGCCGAATTGTCCGGAACGAGAATTTTGACGGCCGCTGCGGCGAGGCCCGCCCAGACTGGGTCTCCCGTAACAAAATAGCACACTGCGCCGGCAAGGATTCCAAAGCCGACGACGGTGCTAGGCTGCGGTGGCCATCGGAAAACTGTTTTCTCAAACATATATCTGGTACTCGATCAATTCACCGCATTGACTTCAAAACAGATGGCAATCACGTCATTAGCTGCACCTGTCGTGTAGGACGACCCTGTCAGGGCGATGACAATGGCGCCCGACTCGATTGCTGTCGGAAAAACCGGCAAGCCGATCCCGCCATCGATGCTGCCGAGAATTACTGTACCCTGAGCGTACTGCGTGTTAGAGGAGACGGCGCCGTATTTGAAGACGCTGGCCGTCAGCTGCCAGCCGACATTGTTGTTCGGTATCGTCCCGTTGACCCAAGGACCCGTGTCGGCAATAACGCTGCCGCCGGTGACTACACCCGCGGAGATCGCAGCATTGAACCACAGCTTGACACGCTTGTTGTTCGCCGTGGCTCCAGTGCGGCCCTGGGCAGTAATGCAGAGTCCACGACCAGCAAGATCAAAGCTTGATGCCGGCAGAGTATAACTCGCCAGGACATCCTCCGTAGTATCCGCATTATTACCGGCGAGTGGGTTGCCGATCTGGCAGTTCAGATTGCCGGACGCAAGCATCGTACCCGTTCCGCTGCCAAAATATGTCAGCATGTTAGGGGGCACGACACCGACTCCGGGCACGACGCCATCGAGAGCCCAAATCGCGGCACCGGTCGCTGGCGAAAGGCAGGTCCAAACGCGGCTAGCAGAGATGTTGAGCCAGCGTGAGCCGACCGAATAATCCTGGGTGTGATCGTCGGAAGCACTTGGATCGGTTGTCGCCGAAGGGTTGTCATAAGCGGGCAGCATTGTGCAGCCGCTACGGATCAGATCGATCACATCGCTGGCCGCCGCGGCAGCGATGACGCCCTTCGCGTCCGCCGTGTACGAGGCGCCCGATGTTTGGTACCGCGCGTAAGCGGTAGGTGCGAACAACCTTGTTGTCATAGCCAAGTTTTCCTGACTGTCACGGACCCGGTGGTTTGCACAGGACCGTAGCGTTGAGCTTGAGGATGCGGCCGTCGCTTAGAGCAGCCGTGGCTTCGAGGATATAGGTGCCGCCAGCCGCGGTGGGCGGCATGCCGCCGATCGAGGCGACCGAGAAGAACCCAGTCCGCGTCTGCAGCGATCCATCGCCTTGGGCGCGCAGCTGGATTGCCGGCTGGGTCGAGACAGACAATACCCGAGACTGCGGCGCCGGGTCGGTGGCTGTCTGAAATGGGGCCAGGGCGCAGGTCCAACTCGTCGAAACCATCGTCGCTGCACCCATATCCGCGGTAAAATCGAAAGCGAAGGTGTCGATCTCGCCGATCTCGATCGGATCGAAAGGCGTTGCCAAGCGCATGGCCGAGTTCCTTATTGGCCTCTAAACAAGCGGCCGCTGAAAGACACCGCCAAGACGCTCTGGTTGCAAGGCAAGCCTGGCAAGACTGTCAGCTCGAAGAATGTCGATCTAGCTGGTGGGCTCAAGGCACGAATGGCACCGCTTTTTGCAAGAGCATAGACAGAATCAAGCCACCGACGGCGTTGCAAGGTGCATTTGGCCCTTGCGTCGCCGACACCAAGAGTCGGTCGGCCTCGATCAACGATGCCAACCCAGGCTTTGGTGCAGTTTCGACCGCATTGGCGACGGGAGCCAAGGCGATCCAGCACGCCGCTCCTTGCGCATCACCGCCTTGGCTAGCGACCTGTGCGGCACTGTTCAAATCGCTGGCCGCGAGTTTGCCGACCTCGGCACATCCTGATACCGCCAACAGCGGAATAAATGCGTAAGATACAAAGGGTCGCCTTCGCATTGCTTGAGCCCTTTCACAATTAAGACCGGATCCAGCCGGCGCTGCGACAGCTACGACCGAATGGTGCAGCCGCTCGCGGTTTCTACAGCCGTTTGACAACGCGCAGGCGGCCGGGTGTACTGAGGAGGCGTCGTTTGCCGGGTGAGGCAAGCAGACGCTCTAATGACACCCGCACGGGCGCCGGCAGCAACGCGAGCCATTCGAGCAGCGGGCCGTTATCACCACTCTGCTGCGCCAGAGATTCGAGAGCTGCCGGCGTTGTGACGCTGACGCCAACCGCAGACCCGGTGGCCGATCGCAAGATCCGCCGAACGCGCCCGTCTGCCGTGCGCCGGCGTAGGATGACATTGACGGTCGGCGCCGCCTCCAGCAGCCGCCGAACGCGCCCGTCTGCCGTGCGATGGCGCAGGATCTTTGACATTCATCCCCTGCCGCCTTGGCGGCTTACCACATATGCAGCAATCGGCGCCCGCCGCCAGCGGTGCCAGGTCCGGTGCTGTCCAGTATCGACAGAATTGCGGACAGCGCGTTCGGTGAGATCTGATGCCGGTTGGCAACGTAATCGATCATCCCGTCAAAGTGAACCGGCATAGTAACTGATTCGAGTTGTTTCACTCTTGTGGTATAATCTTGCATATATTGTGGGTAGGTTACGCCGTAGAATGTATTTGCTCCCACCCCGACAAATTGGGTGTTACCGAAACAGCAGTCGTCACTGTAGTTACTGATTTGAAACTGACGCCGGTTCGGCCCATAGCTCGACATTATATAGATGTCAATGTACCCTGCGACCCTGTAGAAATCGGTCCAGTTTTGCTCGGCGCACGCATCTGTGCTACAGTCATCGCCGCAGACGGCATAAGTAATAGAACACCCGAACGTCGCCTCAAAGGCCATCCCTGGCCAGCTTCCGGCAACGGGGACGCTGGTCTTGATGCGCGTATCGAGTGTAGGCAGTACCGTCGTCGTCCAACCGCCACCTGAAAGTCCCGCCATGTTGTAGTCCCGAAATGTATAGTGGGCGTCCCAATAATTCATCGCTTGTACAGCGGGCTCGAAAAAATACCGCATCGCGGTATCGCCATATGTCGAGAACAACGTTATGTGATCGATGGTGTCTCCGCAATTCGGCATATTCATTGCAAAAACGGAGTAGCCAGCGGCGAGCAAAGCCTGCAGAGCTGGCTGCATGCGATACCCTGCCGCGAACGCCGTCCAGTCACATGTGTTCTGATGTCCCGGATTGAGGATGACGACCCTATTGTTGTTCGGTGACTTCGCCAGGTAGAAATTCGATGTGTTGCTTTGACCATTCGACATCGATGCAACATACTGGTCGACGCGCGCGATGTTGTAGCCCGGAAACGGATTGGTGATGCCGGTTGTGACCGTCGGCTGCGTTATGGGAAGAGTCGATGTGCCCCACAGCTGGTGTATCAAGGTGGCGCGACGTGACACGATATCGGCGGGCGAAGTGATGGTTGGCACAATTCCATCGATCGCCCAGGCCTCGCTGGCGCTCAGAAATAGAAATATCGCGAGGATCGCTCGCCGGCGCAGCATATCACTCTCCAACGCCGATAACCGTTCGCATCGGCACTACGGGCGCGCCGCCGCTTTGCGTATACGTGATGACGATGATTCCTTGCGCCCCAGCGCCGCTGGTCCCCCCGCCGGTAGCAACCCCGGCTGGTCCGCCGCCGCCGCCATAGATACCACCGGCCCCGCCGTTTCCGCCTGTTGACAATTGAAGGCCAGCTCCGCCGCCGCCGCCGCCGGCACCGTGCGAGACATCCCATTCCGTCCCTCCGCCGCCGGCGCCGCCATTGCCGAGATCGTAACCGCCGCCGCCGCCGCCCCCTGCAGAGCCATCGCCGCCGGCTTCGGTCCCGGTCGCGCCCCCCGCTCCCCCGCCTGCAGAGACAGCATTATTACCGCCTGTACCGCCAGCGCCCGACGAGCCGCCGGCGCCATTGGTCCCGCCGCCAGAGCCGCCTCCAGCCGCACCACCCCAAGGATACGCAGCAACATTGGCCTGGTTGCCACTGGCACCGTTCCCGTTTGGACCCGCGGCACCCCCGCCAGAGCCGAAATCATAGATGCTGCTCAGAGGGCCGCCGTTTCCGCCGCTATATTTGTTCGTGCCGACGCCGCTGCTGGCAGCACCCCCCAAACCACCGATTACCGGTGGCGAATAATTGCCGCCGCCGCCACCTTTTGCACACACCGAGGATGCCCCACAGGACGCCCCATTGAACCAGCTGTCTCCGCCGGCGTTCCCGGCCGAACCGCCACTGCTAGCCGCCGCGCCCCCAACCCCGACCTGCACGGTGATCGAACCGGATAGCCCGGCGAGATCAGAAACCGACGAATAGGCGCCGCCGCCACCGCCCGTTCCATAAGCTCCGGTTGTGCCCTCGCTGGCCCCGCCGCCACCGCCAATCGCCTCGATCTTGTTAGTGTCGCTCCAATCACCCGGAACGGTAAATGTTCCAGCGCCGGTAGTTGAGATAAAGCCGCGGCACTGACCGGCGCCTATACTGCTGCCAAAGCCGCAGCTTGCCCAAGCCGATGAATCGAAGCAAACCCACGCGAGCAGCCCCGCTAGGACGACGCGTATCATGTTTAGAACTGCGCCCACACGATGTTGCCCGATACCTGTCCGCTGCCGCTGACCAGCAGACAGACGTTGTCGGCCGCCGTCGCGGTGCGAGCGATAATTCCAAGGCCGTTGCCTAGCGCCAGCCCACCATTGGCAGCGAAGTTCCACCCAGTGGCAGCAGTCGCGCCACCTGCTATTCCGGCCGTGCTGGTTCCGCAGGTGGTGCCCATCCCCTCGACGAGGGCGACATTGTCGCCTATGCCAGCAACTAGGTTGAGACTGCACACGTAGACCTGTTTGCTCGATACACCAGTGATGATTTGCGTGCTCGCGGTGATGTTGATTGGCGTAGAGGTCGTGTTCGCGATGCTGGCGCCGGCGCATCCCAAGGAATTCGGCGACACGCCAACGACCAGAGCCGGGTCGGTCGCTGCAGGTGACGTAGTCGCAGCTTTGACCGCCGCGCGGTTCGCGGCGCCGCTGCCATCCGTGATTGCGTTCGGAAAGACACAGTTGTTGCTCACATCGTTGATCTCGGCAACGTTCTGGGCTGCTCCGGAGGAGTCCTTGACCGTAAAGGGGCTCGGACATGCAGCCTGCGCTGTCGCGCCACAACCCATGGTCGCCGCGATCAGTACGGCCAGGGTCCAGATTTTCGCTTTCACTGTCTTGCGCTCCTGTTATCTGATCGTTAGCGGAAGAGCGACGGCGTTGCAGCCAGTGCTTGCCGAGAAGTCGGCCTGCAGAGCGCCGCAAGGAGTCGCACCGCCACCGAAAACGCCGTTTCCTGAATAGTAAGCCAACACATCGTAATTGCCGCCGACTGCGTCACATTGAAGCCCGTAACCACCGAGAGCGACATTGATGATTGCGCTGCCGTTCCCGTCGAATGTCGAACCGCCAGTCGCCTGCACAGTGATGTTGTTGGTCGCCTCGTCGCCCTTTGCGCCCTTGATCCAGAACGTGTGCCCGGCAATCGGGGCAGATGAGGTGCATTGCGGCAGAGTCTCGGTCTTGGACGACGACGACGAACTATTCCATACGATTGTGCCGTCGGTAGGCGTGGCCGAGTCTGTCGTGCCGCTCGACACGATGCGACTGACGCCATAGGCTGGTACCGTCGATGTGATTACTCCATTCGAGATCGTAATCGTCGTGCCGTCTGGCTTAACGAGTCCGAAAGAACCGGTAGTCGCCAGTCCTGGTGTCACCGCCAGAGACCAGTGGTCGTTTCCATCCGAGCTCGCACAGACGTAGCTATCAGCGATAAACGTCGCCGACGATCCGCTCACGCCTGGGAAGCCCGAGAATGTCGAGGTTGTCGTCTGCAGGGTGAACCCGTGCTGCGACAGGTCGGCGAAGCAAAACCCCGCGCCATCGGCGCCGCTGGTGGTCGACCCATTGGCGCGCGGCAGAGTGAACGTTATCGGACCACTGCCATTAGCCAGATAAAGTTGGACGCCGTCGCCAAAGACGACCGGATGGTTCGCTGTGTACGCCTGAGCACAGCTTTGTGGCGATAGCGTGCCGCCCCCCGGCCCGATCGTCTGGAATCCGGTGTTGCAGACGCCGACTTGATTCGTCAGACCCGTGCCGAGCGTGATGATCCAATTGTACGATACATCTTGCGAATGCGCGACGCCGAATAGCTCCACGCAGGCCAGCAGTGCCGCCGCCAACGCGATGATCTTATGCATAGCTCACCAGCGAGTGCTGGGCGATAAAATTTGCCGCGGTAGAATCGAGCGCTGCGCCCGATTGGTTGTAAACGACAATCGCCCAAAATGTCGGCATGAAGCCCAGCAGCGAATAGACCGAAAATTCCGGAAAATAGTAGAGGGCGGCGTTCGCCGCCACCGTCACCACCGGCGTCAGCGACGCTAAGCTCCCGAGCAGCGAAGACTGGTCCAAAGTCGAGTTCGGATTTATTCCGTTCGTCCAGGTGGTGCCGTCCTCGCTGCACACCAGAAACAGCGATGCAGTGCCCGACCCGCTGACCGAGCCTCCCGACTTGATTCGGATCGGTGCCACGATGTCATCATAATATTGCACCAGGCTAGTGCCGAGCGCTCCCAGCCCTTTCGCCTGACCGTTGGGTAGCGCGGTCAGGTTGTCAGTCGGCTGGCCCGGCCCGAGTGGGAACGTCGCCAATGAGGCGACGCTGAGAGGATTGCTCATGACATGGTCGCCCTTGTTATCAAGTCGTCGTCCCTTGGATCCGGAAATCGACCGTGCCTTTGTAGGCCGCGGCGCCGGCCGGCAAGGTCAGCCGCAGCCACACAGCTTGTGCGCCGGCCGCATTCGGTGCAGGGCCGGACGGCAAGCTGCCCGGGTGCGGCACGCTCTGTAGGGCAGGCTGCGTGGCGAAGGCGCCGATGCCCGAGGAAGGCGCGGTCTGCCGGTTGGCGACCGTACCGGTGTCGTTGAGCACCGTCGTCAGGGCGAAGTCCAAAAGCGCACCCGACGGTAGCGCCGGCGCCTCGCTTGCCACCTCGATCTGCGCGCCGGTTAGTGCTGTCGTGGTGTTGTTATTTACAACGAAAACTTTTTCGTAATAGGTGCGCTGCGACCCCGCCGGCACGTCAGCAGCACTGGTCGCGAACATGCGGATTACGGCCGTCACTGGGTTGGGTAAAATCTCGAACAGCATCCCTTGCAGGATCTTATAAGTTGTCGTGTTGTCCGGCATCGTGCCCCAGTCGCGGCCGACCGCGACCAGATCCGTGCCGTAGCCAGCCGTGGCGATTATCTGCCGCAACTGATTGGCACCGGTGCCGCTTCTCGTCCAAATGATCTGGCCGGGAGAGACCACAGCCCCGTCGCCCGATTGCAGTTTGAAGAGCGCCGGCGTCGTCCCGGTGTGATTGGCTGAACCGGTCTGCGCGGTGCGTATCGCCGCGTCGGTCGTCACCGCTCCAGAGGGCAGCACGCAGCTATGGGCGGCGAGCGTCACGTCACCGGCCGCGGGGGTACCACCCGGGTCGACCAACGGGCCGTTAGCGCTCGCCCCTGACAGTACGGCGTAGAGCAGCCGCTCGAGCGCTTGTGACCCAGTCACCCAGCTCTGACCGTTCAGGGTCAGTATCTGGCTCTGAACGGCACCGGTCGTGTCGCGTCCGGTATAGGCGATCTTGGTCGCAATATCGCTCGATGAGCTCGAGATAACGTCGACGCTGCCGGCCGGGGCGATGTCATGGAACGCGACACGACGAGTGAAGTCGACCCCGCCGCCTATCGTGGTGCCGTCGGTCTCTGGCATGTCGGCCGAGCCATAAACCACGATCTCGGATGGCAGCACGCTCACCAAAGGCTCCTATCTTCGTCGACAGGTTCGAGCAGAACAGGTCAGCAGAGCCCTTGGGGGGCGATTAAAATTTGGACGAATTTCCGGAAAGAAAGGCTGCGGTTATGTGTCTACGGTGCGTGCACGGGCTCCGCTTTTGGCGCGACAGAGTCTTGCAGCAGGACCGGCCCTTGAGGGGTCAGGAACATCGGCACATCACCGCCCGCGATCGGGTCGAGTCCTAGAACGTCGCGGGCCTCGTTCAGCGTGAAGATGCCGTCCTTGACGTAGCTGGTGAGGATAACGGATTGGTCCTTGGGATCCGTCGGCCGTACATCCGACCAAGCAAATTCGAGGTCGCTATGGCCCATCCGCTTCTGGATGACGCTATCGACGAGCCGTTTGACCCAGCCCATCAGCGGGGCCAAACCTTCCTCGAGAGCGGCTTCCTGCGCCGTCTGCGCCGTTGCCCGATTGACCTGTGGGGTGAAGGCGGTCGGTGGCAACGAAAAGGCATAACAGACGATTCGCGCCAACCACTCGTCGAAATCGTCCTTGTAGGGCGCCTCCTTGAAGGCCTGATACTTGGCGCCGCTCGGTCCCCAGAGCAGCCGTGTGCGGCTGCCGGTGTTGCCAGCGAGGATCGAGTCGAACCACTCCTGGTATTGGTGGATTTGCTCGGAGTTCCAGCCATCCGGCGCGCTCATTAGCCCAGACGGGACGTTACCTTCAGTGAAGTGTTGCAGTTGCATGACTTGTCGGCGCAGCCCGATGTTGACGGTCAGGTCAATCTGCTCGACAGGGCTGAACCCGTATGCCTTGTGCGGGCGACGGTTGCGCGGCAGGTAGATCAACTCGGCGTCACTTAGAAGGCGCCACGGCCGGCCATGGATCACCTGCTCATATGCGGGTGCCGGTGGCTGTGGCCGACGTCCGGTATTGTCGATGAGCACCTTGATCGTCGCCCCGTCGACGACATCGAGGCCGATAATATCGCCGCCGCGGTTGCGACGGACCTCAAAGGCGGGGGCATCGAGCACGAGGACGTCTTCGAGCGCCTCACGAAGCCAAGTGGCGAAGGGTAGCTCGCCGTCGGGCATGCGCCAGAACTCGGTCAACCGCTCGATGCGTGCTGCAGCGTCAGCCGCTGGATTGCGATCGTCCCGGGATTTGATCGTCCACTCGAGCTTCTCGATTTGGTCCTTGCGCGTCTCGATCGCAAGCCGCGTGATATCGTGGCTCTCAGCCAAGGCCCTCAGTTCGTCGAAACCGACCGGCTCGTAGGAGCGCGGTGTGTAGATCGTGTTGTAGCCGACAGGAAAATCCCACAATCGCACCGGCTCGCGCTCCGGCGGTACCAGCGGATAGCTGGGGGAAAAGATCCCCTGGTCGGGCTGGAAAACGTCGCGAAACTGTGTAATTTCGTTTTGCGAACCCCAACCGCCCCAAGTGTAGGAGGCGATCGGCGCCAAGGGGGTCCGCTTTCCGCCGGCGGGTGGCGTCGTCGATAGCCTCCCGTGATCGCTACGCGCTTCCAGGTGTTCGTCGCAGTGCAAATGTAGAGGAAATCGCTGTCGTGGGTGATCTGGTTGGTCGTGCAGACCGACGATGAGGCCGGCGAACTCGAGCTGATCAGGCCGCCCAGATTGTTCAGCGTCTGTGGCGTTGCTACGACAACCCGGAAGTTCGAGCCGTCGAATTGCAGCGTCGCATATTCGTAATTCTGGCCAACCGCCAAGGTGATCGAGGTGCTCGACACGCCGCCGCCCGCCGGGACCAGGATTTTTCCTCCGGCGGCGCCATTGACTTGGATGGTCATTGTCTTACCGTTGTCGGCCGCAAAGCCCATGGTCCAGCCGGTACCAATCGACGTCGTCGACGGCAAGGTGACGACCAGCGAGGATGCGGGCGTATTGTAGTTCGACACCGCACTGCCGTCGTCGCTTTGCGAGGCCGCGTAGCTGCCGACTGCGGGGAAACTCCATCGGTTGATGCCAGGGGCGTTGCCGGAGATCCCGATCTGGGTCGCCGTCGCCGGTGTCGCCTCGACGACCCGGAAGTTCCCGCCGTCGAACTGCAACACGAGGAGCTCGTAGTTGCCGGATGCCAGCGACGCGGAAGTCACGGTGCCCCCACCGCCGGGAAACAAGATGTGGCCGCCCGAGGTGCCGTTTACTTGAACCGAAGCGGTCTTGTTGCTGTCGCTGGCGATCCCGATCGTCCAACCCATAGGAATCGTCGTGGTCGGCGGCAATGTCACCGCGAAGAACGAGAGTGGGCTATTGAAGCTCGACACCACATTGCCGTTGTCGGCGACTGCCGCAGCGTAAGTGCTGACTGCCGGAAAACTCCAATGACTGATCCCGCCGGCGCCGATCATGCCGATCGCCTGCGCGGTCGCCGGCGTCGCGTCGACGACGCGGAAATTTCCGCTTCCGTCATATTGCAACACCATAAATTCGTAGGCGCCCTGCGCTGTGTTCGCTAGGGTCACCGTCGTCGCCGACGCGCCTGATCCAGGCCACAGGATGTGCCCGCCTGACGTCCCGTCGACCTGTACCGATAGCGGCTTCGTGCTGTCGGTTGCGAAACCCATGCTCCATCCCGTTGGCAACGAAGTCGTCGCGGGTAGTGTCACGCTCAGTCCTGCGATCGTGTTGAAGCTCGACAGGGTATTGCCATTGTCCCCCAATGTCGCTGCGTACCCCGAGGTCGAGGGATAGAGCCAGTTGCTGGGCCAGGGAGGCGGATCAAAACCGTTGACGAGACGAGTGTTGCGTGTCGAGGTGATCATGCGCCAATTGTTGCCGTCGGACTGTAGGGCGACATCCTCATAGTTGCCGGGCCCCAGGACAATCGACGACACGGCCTTGCCGCCAGACAAGATTGCTCCCGATGGAGCAGTCACGGTCAGCCCCTTCCCGTTGTCGGTCGCAAAACCCATTGTCCAGCCAGGGTTTACGCTGCCAACGGCAGGAAGGGTTACGGTTAGGGACGCGCCGGGAGCATTGTAGCTCGAGATATTGAGTCCGTCGTCGACGGGGGCCGCGGTATAGCTCGCCGTCGACGGGAAATACCATCTGCTGCGCGACCCGCTTCCGATGACGCTTATTCCGGTCGAGGACGGCCCGAAATTGACCGTGGCGCCGCCATAGTTCGGATTGACCAGCACGTTTCCGATACTGGCCGTCGCGTTGACCGCCGTCTGGCAGTTGAAATACGGCGAAACAAAGGTATTGAGGCCATTGTGGTTGAAGGTGATCGACAGGCAGGTTGGCGACACCTCGAGATCGAGCGCGAAGAACGTGTTGCTGAAATTGTACCCATTTTCGAGCACCAGGCTCCTGCCGCCGACGCCCTGCGCAGTGCCGGCGCCCGAGATTCGCGAGAATTGTGTTTGTTCGAGCGCTATGCCGGCGGCTCCTCCCGCTGAGACGCAAACGGCGTAAATGTCGCTGTCGAGAACGAAGTTGAACTGGCATCCGCCGGAACCGGGCGCGGTACTGGTATTATTGACGATCAGATGATCGACCTTCACCGAATTATGCGCGTCGGAGAGATCGGTCTTTCCGAACACCACGGCATAAGTCGGGGTACTGGCGTCGACGAATAAGCTTCCCTCTTCCCTGAAGTAAAAGCATCCGGTTGGGGCGCTGGTTGAACCGCCGCCACACTGGATCTGCAGCACCGGGCCCAAAGGGATCGCGCGACCGTCGATCGTTGCCCCCTCCGAGCTCAGCCGAAAGCCTTTGGATGCCTGACCGGCGTAGTCGATCGAGATCACCGAGGTGACCTTATAGGTGCCGGCCGAGAAATGCACCGGCCAGTTGTTGGTGATCGCCGTCGAAATCGTCGTGTTGATCGCTGTCGTGTCGTCATGGCTGTCGTCCCCGACGGCACCATTGCACCGCACATCGATCCACGGACGTCCTGAGCACATCAGCACGTCGCCGTCCGTCGTCGCACTACCGGTGGTCGACAATGTCGAGAAATTGCCGGGTGACTGCGCAAAGCTCGGCAGCGCGACACCGAGACCGAAGG